TTTCTATTATTCCTTCGGTTGCCAAATCATTTAATATTATGTTACGTGGTATTGATGTTAATAAATATTCTTTTGATGGAGATACAAGTATATATTTTTCTATGTCAGCACTATAAACAAATTCAAGTATAATGTCATTTTGTATATATATTTCAGATAAATCATCAGGTAAATAAATATTACCTTGATTAGTTATTTTCATATAATCGTTACCAACATTTGTTGTTCTTATAAAAAATCTGTGTGGTAATTCGTGATTTGAAACTATATTAGTTATTTCAATATCTGTACTATTAACATTTGCTTTGTAAATAATATCTTCTGCAGACAATACATTAAGTGTATGTGATGTATAATTTAAATTTCTATAAACATTATTTTTTTCATTTGTTAAATTAACATAATTTGTAGGTCTTAATGTATTTCTTGAATTATTATTTGTATTAATATAATTATATAAATATGACAATGCGTCTTGATTTGTAATTTTAATGACTGTGCCAAATTCATCGAGATTAAGTGTTGACGGTTTTACAGGAATAAGATTTGACCAATTTATTAAATCATTGCTTTCTATTCTCCATACTCTGTTATAATCATAATTTAAATTTTTTGAAACATACATATAATATTTATTTGGATTTATTTCAACAACTGACATTGCTTCATAACCACTATTGTTAAGTGCTTGTATTCTTGATGTATTTAAGGTCCAATTTTCCAAGTCTGTTGATGTCCAAATTTCAACATATCCCTCATGTGTTCTATCGTTTGCGTCAACATATCTACGGGTAAATAAATAATAAGTGTTATTACGTATTGAAATAAATACATCAAAACGGGAATTGTCACTCAAATTTATTGGTGTTGGTGTTCCAAAAGTTAGATTTTCAATATCTGTAACTTCAACTTTCCATAATCTTAAATTAGGAAATTCTTGCCCCTGATATTCAATTATTGGGTTGTTTAAATCAGAAGCAGTATATAAAATATATAATTTATTAGTTAACGTATCTTTAAACCATTGACCGAACCATACGTGAGGGTGGGTTTCATTTGATATATTTAAATCAATTTCAGTTTTTATAAAATCTTTAAAATTTTGTGTAATTATTAAACCAAAATCATTATATTGTTGTTTTGTAAATGTAAGTATGAAATATTTACCATTATAAAATAATGGTGAAAAATCTTGACCTGCAAATTTCATTGGTGTATCAACAATATTAAATAATTCGCCATCATTTGATACTTGTATTGCACTTTTTGGTACACTCATTCCCTCATAATTTACTTTATTTATATTATCATATCCTAAAGTAAGCATTAATTCAGGGTAATTTGATAAAGTATTATTGTTTACTCTTTTATATAAAACATTTTCTTTTAATTTAATGTTGTAACCATCTGCATTTGTGCTTGTATGTTCATAAATACAAACATAAGATAAATTTTTAATATTAACACTATTGTTAATAAAATAATGTTTGTTTTCTTCCCATTCTGTAGGAATTGAAACAAAATCCCAAATTACAGTACCATCGGCAACGTGTTCGCCTGTAAATGTTGGGTATGTATTTCCTGATGTACCTGCAACACTACAAACATATATATTATTACTGTTTTTATCTTTGATAAAATCACCAACTTTATATTCAAAATTTGATGTTCTTTGTCCTGCCATTTTCCAATATGCTAAATCATTACCAAATAAATATAAAAATTTATCAGTTAATGTTAAGTTATTCACTTTTTCATAATCTTGTATATAAAATTGTTCAAATATTTCTTGTAATTCGCCACTTTCAACCATTTCATCAAGTTTATTGTTAATTTCTTCTTGTACGTCTAAATTTGAAAAATAATTATCAACATAATTTTTTAATTGATTATATAAATTCATAATATTTGTTTCAAATTCTTTAACATTTTCTTGTAATTCAATAATTATATCAGCATTATTATTTAATGTAGGAATGATTGTATATTCTAAATAATGGAGTAAAGCACATAAAGTTTCATAATAAGACATACTTTCATCAAAAGCAAGTGGAATTGCTTTATAAATATAATTAGTAAATAACCCTGTAGGTTTTATTTTTTCAACATTATTCATTTTTTTACCTCCTAAAAAATTTGCATAAACAAGTCGTTTAACTCGTTTATAATTAATAAATCAATATTCATTAATTTATTTTTAATATCATTTAAAATATCTATATTAAATTTTGCGCCATTATTACCAATAATAGTTTTAATATATTCATTTGTACCACTAACATTAGCCGTACCACTATTTGATGATGTATCTTGAATTGTATTACTAGATGTATTATTATCAAAAGTAACATTTGTTGCATAATTAGTATCATTAATAGTACCCTTATATTCATTACCCTGTGGGGTATCTAAAAATAAATTTTTATTGTTAGATGTGCCACTATTAGATGAATTTGATTGACTAGAACCGCTAGTTGTTGTATTATTAGTATTTGTACCTTCTAAATTTTCTGTAATATTAACATTATTTAATAATAAATTTTCATCTATCAATTTTTTCTGTACTTTATACAATTCATTATAATAAGGCATTATTTCATTTAATTTTGCTAACAAGTAGTGACGAAAAAGTGGTGCTGTTTCGAATCCTATTTCTGCATTAAAATAATGATTTAATATTTTATCATTTAAAGTTTTACGGTAATTTTCGTCAAAAATAGGGTATTTATCAAGCCCGAAATCAAAACCATTATTAATCAACGTTTGAATCGTTATTGTATAATGTGCCATTTTCGTCACCCCTTTCACCAATTAATTTTTCCATTTCTTTTATAACGTCTGTATTTAATTTAATTGAAAGTTTTTTGTCATTATCTTTCAAAAATTTTTCATTTATTAATTCGCACGCTTCTTTTCTTGTTTTATAAAAACAATTTAAATAATAGGAAATAAGTTCGTTGTTTGATTCAACTTCGTCTGTAATAAGACGTTCTTTTTTATCTGTATTTGCGTTATCAATGCCTAAATAGGTTAATGCTTCGTTCCAAATTTCGTGTTTATGTAATTCTAATTTGTCAATTAAATATGGTGCGTCTGTTTTTAGTACATTTAATTTATTTGATATATCAAATTGCTTATTACCAAAAATAAAAGGTGTATTTCCTGAATATTGCATATAAACATTTTTTAAAGTTAGTATTGTTTTATGGTCACCCTCAATTAAAACAGGTGTTTTTTGTGCTGTTAAATTTACATCAATTGTGCGTTCCGTGTCAAATAATCTATATGCCATAAGTTGTAAAGTTTCAAAAGTAGGTTTTTCAAGTAAATTATTCATAATATACACAATATCGTCAAAGTCATATTTTTTATTATAACCAAGTGAAAAACATTCAACTTTTTCCGGTAAATAATAAATATTAAATTTATCACACGGATTTGCTTTTAATACCATAAAACCTTTTGTTTCATCTTTGATAAAACACGCGCGACCGTTTTCATATAAAGTTCTTTCTAAAAATTTTGACGCCCCAAAACCTGCAATGTCGTCAAGGTTTTCCCATTCAAAAAGGGAAATTGCAAGCATTTTTAATCTGTCTAAATAGTCAATGTATGTGGCGTCGTTTATTATCATTGCCAAGTCAACTTCTTTATTCATATTTTCACCCCTTTACACAATAGAATTATTACTTGAATAATTATACATATTATTTGGATTATGCCAAAATGTAATACCATCATTAAACATTTTATTTATTTGTAAAATGTCGCTTTGTGGAATATTACCAGTAAAATTAGCATTTGTTGTTTTAACATAATTCCAATTGTTACGTCCAATAATATTTGGTGTTTTTACTCTATTTATTTTATAACCAAACATTGAAAAATAATTATCAATAGTTTGTAAAAATTCTGTTTTTGTACGCATTTCGCGAAAAGTAAATCCCATTGAATTTGCTGAAAATGAAATATCCCCTTGCGTTTGTCCACCCTTAATATTAGGTAATAATGACGCTTTGTGAAATTCACCAATTGTTGACGCAATAGTTGAAGCAATATTTGTTAATCCACCGATTACATTTCCGGTTGCAAATTGTGTTACGCTTCCGATTATATTTCCTACTATTTGTGATGGAATATTAACAGCATTTGCCGTAAGCCAATTTGTGAAAGCGTCACCACTCCAACCGCAAGTTGGATATTTGCCAAGCGTTATTGATTCATCATAGTCGTATGATTTTCCTTTATAATTTTTTGGAACAATACGCCCCGAAATTCCTATACTCACCGCAAGTTGATTTTCAAAAACACAATTATTAGTTGAAAAATCTTCATATTTAAAAATATTGTCGCTACCTTGATTATTTGATACATATAAGTAATTATAAGGATAAACAAAACATTTATTGTTTTTTGGTGTATATCCTGTAAAACTATGACGTTTTGTGATAGTTGTATTAAATGTTGTTGGATTAAAAACAACGTCGTCACTTGCCGGCGGGATTGTATAATAAGTGCAAGTTCCCAATTGTACCCCCTCATATTCATAAGGAAAAGTGTGCAATGAAAGTCTTGCTTCATTTATTGAAGCATTTGGAATTATAAACATATTTCCAATATCATTAATTTTTCCGTCGTCGTTTGTTCTTGCTAAAAAGAATAAAACATTAAAAATTGATGGTCTATCAGTTATTTTGAATAAAAATAAGTCTAAACCGGAAACAACATTATTTAATACACTAATTCCATCATAATTTTTGCCACCGCTTGATTGTCCGTCTTTTGGTGTGTAACCACTCATTATACCTATAAAATATCCAAATTCATTAGTATAACTTGAATCAGTTGTTTCACTTTCTTCAATAACTTCTCCAACATTCAAATTTTCTTCAACTGTATGTAAGCCAATTGTGTCGTCGTTTACGTGTTCGCGTTCAATAAAACAAGGGTGGTAAGTAATATCAAATTGCCAAGTTTGAAAAACGTCTGTTGTAAAATAAATTGCGGTGCAATTTTCGTTTATATATTCCATATTTGTAATAAAACAAAAATAATATTTATTTGTAAACCCGGTGTTTTTATAAAATAAATAGTTGCAATTTATAATATTATCAATATTTTCTCCAACTTTTATCATATTATCGTGTTTGATATATGTGTAATTATCAAAAGTTTTTTCTATTTTACTGTTAAAATATGAAAGTTGCGCTTGTAAATTTGAAAATGTTAATTGGTGTTTATAATCTGAAACAAGTGGCGTTTTACAAAGATAAATTTGCCCTTGCGGTGTTACTGAAATTGTCGCCATAATTACACTTCCTTTCTATATTTAAAGGGTGATTTATTATCACCCTTTTAAATTTAAGTATTATCACTTTCACTTTCGTCACTTTCGGCACTTTATGTTCCATCTGTAATTGTAACTGTTGCTGTGTCCTTAATAGTAGGGTCACTTGTTTCAACTGTTAATGTTGCCTCTCCTGCGCTTTGTCCTGTAATTACAGCTGTTTTATCACCTGTTTTTGTAACTGTAAATACCTGTGGATTTGAACTTGTGAATTTAATATAATCTGTTGCATTATTTGGTGTAACTGTAACGGTTACTGTTGTATCATTTCCGATTGTTCCTGAATATGTTGATTCAACTGCAACTGCTGTTGCTTTTGTAGGTTGTGCTGTTGCTAAAATTACTGCATTTGCAAATGGAGATATTGCAAAAGTACCCCAGGCGTGTAAATATTCATTCCATGCCATTACTCTTGCGTTATAGAATTCGTCAAATCTAAATAAATTGTCATATATTTGAAGCCATGATTCATCACAAATAACACCTATAATATTTGAATTTTTAAATCCGTCAACCTCAACAACTCTACCAAGTAATTTTGTAGAATCAATATTAAATGCACGTGCCAATACATCAACATCAACGTCACCCATTGCGTCGCTGTTAACTATTAAACAAATTCTGTCTGCTTCTGTCCAAGTTTTTATTTCACCTCTTGCACCTGAAAATACAGAATATGCGTTATAGTTTGTTGATGGGAATGTTAATTTTTTGTATAATTTACGGCAAGCCTTTACAAATGCCCTTGCGTCCGCTTCACTTGTTGATGGATTTGGAACAACTTGAACAATTGCTTTTACATTTTCATATGCGCCGTCAATTAAGTCTTTTGTATATTCAAATTCATCAATGTAATTTCCTGAATATAGAGATTGTGTAATTGAACCTATATATTCCTCAAATTTTTCCCATGATACGAAAGCACCTTGTAATCCCTCACGTGTTATAGTTTTTGTGTATAAATCTTTTCTATTTCTTCTATAATATGCAACGTGTGTGTCAGGGTCTGTAATTGTTAATAATTTTGCCATCGCTGTATTTGAATATTCATATTGTTCGGCTTCTGCCGGATTTTCAAATATTTCTTGAATGTCCGTTCCTAATGGAACACTACCTTTTTTAAACATTGCAAGTGGATTATTAAATGATTTTGTTCTAACTATTGTTAGTGCAATTCTATTTATTAAAGAATTTACAAATTCATTTAATAATGGTTGATAAGCGTCATTGAATAATATATTTGAAATAGTCATTATATTATCTTCTGTTGCTGATGGTACTGTATTTACAAATGTTTCGGTAGCATTATTTCTTATAAAATTAAATGTTTTTACACCTTTACTCATCTTTTAAATCCCCCTTTTCATCAATAATATCTTCGATTTTTATTTCTTCAACTTCTTCTTTGTTTTTTTCGGTTGAAGAATCTTCTTCATCTTTTTCAAAACCTATTTTTTGAAAAAGTTTTCCATTTACTTTTAATAGTTCTTCTTTGTCTGTTTTTAATTTGTCGTTTTCTGTTTTCATTTCTTCAACAGAATCAACAGCGCTATTATAATTTGATACTATTGCAAGTAAATCTTCACTAATTAACGCTGATGTTGTTTCGTCAAGTCCGTCTTTTATTTTGTTAATTAGTTTTTCAAATTCTTCTTTATTTAACATAAAAAATCCCCCTTTCATTTTATTTTCTATATACCATAAAATTAAAAAAAAGTCAAGCTATTAAAACTTGACTTTTGTGTATTAAAATTATCTATTCCTTAATTTCCTAGCGTATAAAACGAACGGAAATTTTCTTTTTATTTTTTCTGATGGTGTAGGTGGGGTAGGCGGTTCAGGTGGTGGCGCACTACCGTCATATTTAACTATTGTACCTCTTTCATTTGGAATTCCTAAAGCTGTTGACGGATTCAAAAAAGTGTCATAATTCCACGCAATTGTTGTTGAAAGTTCCAAATGCAAGTGTATTCCAGTAACGTTACCTGTTGCGCCCATTATTCCAACTTGCGTTCCGGTGTTTACTCTGTCACCAACCGACAATGTTGTTGCATAGCGCATATGACAATAACGCCAATAATTACCTGTCACATCATCTTTTATTTGAATTTGATTTCCAAGTGTTCCGTCATACGCTACACGTACAACCTCACCCGTACATACTGAAAATAATGGTGGATTTGCGGGCGTTGAACCTGTCGGCGCAAAATCCGTTCCCGTGTGAAAACGCGCCCAATTTGGACCTGTTTCACCATATACGGCTGTTAATACTGTGTCACTATGTACA